TTGCCCTCGGTAAGTGTTGTTCCATCTTCTGTAACTGAAGTAACAGATACTACTGGGGAACGACTTAAAAATAAATCTTCTGTTCTATCCCCATCGAATTTTTCTGTGATACTAGCTGAGTATTTTGGATCGTAACCTAAAAAATTTGATATTGCTGCTTCTACAGTAGGTATTAATAAATTAGTTACTGTAGCTTCATCAGTTGTAGATAAATCAACACCGAGCACTTGCTCTACATCAGAAACAGTACAAAGTGCCATTTAAAGACCTACTTGTCTTCTTTAGGTTTTACTGCTTTTGTTTCTACTTTTTTCTTTGGAGCTGCTTTTGGTTCTGCTTTTTTAGGAGCTGCTTTTTTAGGAGCTGCTTTTTTCTTGGCAGGAGCTTTCTTACCCCAACCTTGTTCTTTTAGCCACTCTGTAGGATATTCTTTTCCTGCTTTCGCAATTAAAGAAGCACCTGCTTTAGGTAGTTCCGATACAGGACCTTCCCAAATTTTACCATCAGCTAACTTCCAAATACTTTTTTCTGGTTTTATAAAATCTGACATAATTTCCTTTTTTAATAATTCTAGTTCGTAAGGGGTAGGGTTGCTACCCCTTACATAAACTAATTAACAATTACTCCTAATTTAGAAGTTTGTTATTTTGTGGAAAGCTTGTTGCCTGTAAACAGGGAAACCAACTCTCATTGTTGCTCTAATTGCGAGCATGTTCTTTGTGAAGTAATCACTATGGCTGTCAGAAACAGCAAGATCAATACCTTGTCTCATAACGAGATGTGCAGCTTCTCCACCACCGAACTTACCTACTAAGCAGGTATTTTCAGCAATAGCTGTTGTAGGGAGTACTTTGACACCCCAGATTGAAGCTACAGGTGCTTGACCAAACATTCCTGAAGCAATGAACAATGGAACATTAGCTGCATATCCTGCAGATGAAGTTCCTGAGAACCCTGTTAAGTCTGTAACTACAGAGTTCCAGTCATTTGGATGCATAACGATTGTATCAGGCTCCATGAAGCTGTTGACACGAATGTCTGTAATTGCTCCATAGATAGCTCCAACTCTACCTAAGTTACCATTGTACTCAGATGAATAGTCTGTGGAACCAACACTTGATTTACCTGCATCCAAGATACCTTCTAGGTTTGGAGCAGTACCATCTCCAGATAGTACTTGGGTGTCCAAACGAAGTCGGATCATTGTTTGTAGTCTTGAGTTGACATATCCTTGAATACCAGAAACATCTGCTAACAATTCATCAGTAACAGGCAAGAATACACCCATTTTTCTGATGGATTCTGTTTGCTCTGTGAATGCTAAAGCAGCTTCTCCAACAGCAGCAGCTTCAGCAGCTTCTGCAGCGTTGTTTGTGAAGGTTGTTTCTTCTAGGTATGCGAAAGAGTTTTGATCGGACTGTATTTGATCAAATAATGTAAATACAGCACCATCAGGTCTTTGCAATGATTCAAGAATGCCAGGTTGTCTTAAGACCTCTGGTGGATAACCAGTGGTATTAAGAGTTGTTTTTGTTTCTAAAGGATTTGCGTTTACTTTAGAATCGATGCCTTTTACACCATTGGACTTATAGTTTTTATAAGCATCACTCTCTGTGAAGAGTTCTCCAATAGATTTCGCAGGCACTTGCTCCGAAGGAAAGCTTTGAGCTGCTGGCTCGGAATCTACTTCCATAGCTTTTTCGTTTTTATTTTGAGCTGATTTAAGATTTACAGCCTCTACGAGACCAGTAAGTTCTTCGTTTCTTTTAGAGATTTCCTCTTTTTGCTCAGAAGTGTACTTGCCATCTTCTGCAGATTCGAAGAGTTCTTTTAGTTCAACTCTTTTAGCAGCTAGCTTTTCTCGGAGATCTTTAATATCTTCTGACATTATTTTCTCCTAATAATAGCTTTTTATTCGTCTTCTAATTCTTGTTCAGCTATTAACGATTCAGTTACATTAATTTGAGCTTCAAGAATAACTTCATCAATTCCATCATCTTCAACAGTTTCTTCTGCTTCTTCGGTTTCTTCTTCGACAGCAACTTCTTCAACTGGAGCTTCTGCTTCTTCAATTTCAGTTTCCTCAGAAATTTCTTCGGTAACTTCTACTTCTGTAGCTTCTTCTTCGTTGATAGCTTCTATCTCTTCTTCAACCTCTGGAACAGTTCCAACTTGTGAGATAACTTCATCTAGTTCTTCCCAAGCGTCATTAAGGTCTTCCTGGACCGCCCTTAAAGCTTGTGTAGCTTTATCTGACAATTTCCTACCATCCTTTTCTCGTAATAAACCAATAGCTTTGGTTCTTACTATTAGATCCTCTAATGCAGCAAGCACATCTTTGATCTCTTCGGAGAAACGCTTTCCTGACACGCCAGAATCGTTCTCTGAAACCTCTTCTTCTTTCATGCCTTCTTTGGCACATTTTCCTGTATCGTCATAATCACACTTGCCATAACCTTTTTCTTCTTCTTCAGGGTTTTCTTCTATAAGTGTGTCGTTTGAGAGCACAGCATCGTCTGATTTACAATTACCACAGCACTCAGAATCTTTTTCTTCTTCTTCTGGATCTGCTTGTTTTTCAGCGACTAATTTTTCATAATCTTCGTGAGTTGCACAAGGCATATAAACTTCTTTACCATCTACTTCGTGAACATGAGAACCTGAGCATCCTAATTCTTCAGCTCTTTTGATTGCTTCTCCTGGAGTTGTAAACACATCTTCTTCTAAAGCAACTTTCTCTTCTTCTTCAGTTTTGGTTTCTTTTTTCTCGTAAACTGTATCTTCGCCTGTCTTGATTGCAAGGGTATAGGTTTCTTGATTTGCACCAACAAGAACAGGGGATACTTCGTAAACTGTTAAATCTTTTAAGAAACGAACATCTGCTTCGTCTTCTCCATCTTTTTGTAATTTGCCCATTTCGGAATCGTTTACTCTAAAACCAAAAGACCATTGTTGTAAATCGCCCATTGACTTAACTAAGTTATAAGCTTCTTTACCTGCTTCTGTTTCCATGAAGAAAGAACCTTTGAATACAGCAGAATCTTCTCCTTCTGTAATTGTTCCTTTTCCGATTGGTTGATCCCACTTGTGTGCGAAAACCATTGGGACTTGATTATCTTTAAATCCTGATTTTACAGCTCCTGGCAAAACTACATCGCCATCGCTATCTTGATTGTTGAATACTGAGAAGACAGCTTCAACATTTCCTTTCTCTTCTCCACTATCTTTTATGGAGAGATCAAAACTTTTAATTTCTTTATCCATTAACCTATACCTCTTAATCTATATTAATACTGCAGATTTGACAGTATCAACTTATTTATCTGTACTATTTATTTTAACAGCATTTTCTATGAGTTGTTCAGCTCGCTTCTTTCGAGCATCTTCTTTCTTCTTTTGCTCGTTTACGATTTTCTTCATTGCTGAAACACCAGACTTAGTAACGCCACCCCACTTCATAACTGCAATAGTTCCATTGAGGCGTGTGTTACCTTGATGTCTGTTCATAAATCGCTCTCTGCGTTTTACCCACGATAGTACTGAGGCACTTCGGTCTCCTGCTTTGTATTTAGTCCAATTTCTAAAAGCGTCATTACCAGTAAAAGAAGTAGGAGGGTTTCCACCAGTTCCTGCTCTTCTCCATATCATTGGATAGTTTTCTTTTAGATTTTTTACATAAGCGTAATCTGGGAACTGTCTAAAGTCTGAATTGCTTAGACTGATCTTTTGATTATCTCCTGCATTTGGAAAGTTTGTTTCTTCTGGAGCTTTGCTATCTCCACGAAAATCTGTAATAACTCTTAATTTTGATATAGGTTGTGTTACATTTCTATCTGTTTTCTTATGTGTGCCATCTTCCATGATTGCCCATACATTCATAGTTGCATTTTCTTTTGATACAGAAATTACAATCCCATGTACTGTTGAAGGAGGATCTGGATCTTTATTTATTGTCCAGGAGACAGCTTGACCAACTCTTACTGATTCAGCTTTGTTGTTTTCAGGTTCTATTGAAAACTGTTGTTCATTAAGAACTTCTGCTTCTTCCAAAGATACTTTTATTTCTTCAATTATTTCAGAACTTTGCTTTGAGCTTTTAGGATGACCTGCAGGTAATAAATCTAAATCAAATGGTTTTCTAGGGAAAGAACCCTTTAATCCTTTTATAAAGGCGTTCACTCTGGCTAATCCCCACTGGGTTGCACCTGTAACATTACCTCTAACAGATTGTGGGTTAGTTCTATATGCTCCAACACCTCTTCTAAATACTGCAGCTAACATTCTGTATGTTGCTCTATATTTTGGATTTTTAGCGTTATGATCTTTTACTTTTTTCTGTAAGCTTTTTTTAACTTTAGCTGATATAGGTGCCTTCTCATCTAGGTGTGTTGGTGTCTGCACAATATTCCCTTCTCTTGTAACTTCGACAGGATGACTAGAGCTAGATAAAGTATCTTTCATTTCTAATTCTACTTGGATAGAAGCCTCTACAACTTCTTCCTGATTTTCTCTTTCGTTTTCCTCTTCCATTTCGTCCTCAGGTTCCTCTACAGGCTCTGGTTTATTTGCATATTCGTTCTGTCCTGTAGGCTCTAAATTTAATGGTCTCAAGAATACTTCATGCTCAGGTCCATAATCTAAGCCAACAGCTTTCCTGGCCTCAGCAACAGTAATCCAACCACCTGTAACTCCTGTTTGCATTCTTTTGAATACTTCGCCTTTGTCAACATCTAAAGCTCTAACTTCGTCTAAGTCGTACTTACAAAGAAGTTTATTATCTGCTGTAAAATCTGATTGTAATAACTGAGCTGTTACTTCATTAGCTACAGTTTGCCAAAGAGGAATTAACTTCTGCTCTGTAAAGAACTCTCTAAGTTCTCTCGTATTGTTGTAAGTTGCAGCTTCAAGACCTGCACCCAAACCTGCAAGAATAGCAGGAACACCTAACACAGCAGAAACTCTTTCCTCAGGCAATCTCCTAAGTTGATTAAGGTTCATTTGTTCAGGAGACCAAGAAACTACTTTTACATCCATAGCACCAGTAAGTATCATTGGAGCTCCCCTATTGCTACCTCCAAATTTTTGTTTATAAATTTGAGCAATAGATTCTGCTTCCTCTTGGCTAGGTCCACCCATACTGTCATCTTTAGGAGATAAAACTACGCCAGGTACAGCCATGTTGTGTAACAAAGCTGCTGCATACTGTCCTGCTGCTTCGTCTCCTAAGATCTCTCTTAATACACCTTTTAGTGGTGCAAAACCTTTTCTATGATTATTTGGATTTACTCCCTGTCTAATATGCACTACTTCTTGAGAAGGCAATACAACAAACTCGTTGTGATTAGTGCTATCAGGAGATTTTTGATAATACTCATAATGAGTAATAAGTTGTTTCTCATTTCCTCTTGGTTTTACAAATTGTGGGATAAGAGGAATAAGCTCAACAACTCTTCCTTGTCGGTTTCTGCTTTTAAGAAGATAAGCATCTCCTTCAGCGTTCAAAGCTAAAACTATATAATGTGCAAGTAATGATCCAGAAGTATAAGGATTTGGTCTTGTAAATAAATTAGTAACAGGGTGGCTGTCAACAGCCTCGTAGTCGTTGTTACCTATTTCTCTATAAACTTTTAATCTTGGTTCTGCGAAAGAAGTTGATAAAACATTTAAACAAGCAATAACAGCAGAGTTGCCTGTTCCATCTCCAATTTCTTTTAATAACTTATCAGGAACAAAACCTGAACTACTGTTGTATCCATAGACTTGTCCATCTAACGAATAGTTAGTTTGATTGATAAAACTCTTTTGTCCTAATTCTCTTTGAGGTGGAGCCTGGAGGTATTCTACAAATCTTCTATATCTTGACTTATTTTCTGCCATCTAGTATGCTTTCCAACTTCTTCTCTTATTTAAGTTTAATACACCATAAGCTAGCGTATCAACAATATCATCATGTGCTCCTAAGGGAAAAGTCAAAAGCTCTCGTTCAGCCTCGTGTACCCAGTCAACCATTGGATCGTCTGGAAGAAATACTTGTCCACTTTCTAGTTTAGCCGATAAAGGCATAGCTCTGCTTCGTTTATCTTTGTCAGCTCTAAGTTCTCTAACATTTAAACCTTCTCTTCTTGCGAACTGAACTATAGAAAGCTGAAAACCTGCTTTCTCAACTCCTATCCAATCTAAGTTATTTTTCTTATAAAACTTTTTCATTGCAGGAATTATGTCAGGAGCTTCCATACGCTTTCTTAACATATCAATAATAAATAATTTGTTTTCACTTGTATCGTGAGCAAATGCAGTAAAGACTGTATAGTCGGCAGTTTGCTTTGTAGAGGTTGCTAAGTCAACAGTTGCGTACTTTGGCATATTATCAAATTCATACAATACACCATCTATCTTTGCTCCACGAACTGCAGGTTGATAATATCTAAACCACTCTTGTTTAAATAATTGAGTTCCTTCATTAACAAACTCAGCTTCATACTCCTGGGCAAATGTTAACGAACCAATTTCTCTTTTAGCTGATTCTAATTCTTCTGGATCTATCGCAGGATTATCTACTGTAGAAAATTTAAATTTAGCCCAGTCTTCTCTGTCTTCTGCGTCCTGCCATAATCTATAGAACCAGTTGTTCATACCTCGTGGAGTTGATATGAATAATGCAGATCCTTTTCTTTCAGTAAGTGTAGGTCTAAGAACCTCTGTCCAAGTTTCTTCTTTAACAAAGGCAGCCTCGTCCATTACGAGGAAGTCCAAACCTTCTCCACGAAGTCTTTGTGGATTGTCTGCAGATTTAACTGCAATGAAACCTCCATTAGGAAAGTTTACAACCATGTCGCCCATTTTAACTTCAACGCCCATGGCTTCAGCAAGGTCAAACCCTGCCATCATAATATCTCTCCAACCAACTCTAGCGATAGAAAATGTAGGAGCAACCCACCAGGCTCTTTTGCCTTTCATTGCTGTTTCTATACAGAGTTGAACGCCTAATCTGGTTTTTCCAAATCTACGACCTGCACAAAGTATTTTCCATCTAGCTTCGTCATCAGCTACGACTTGTTGGTTTTTGTGTAGCTTTGGAATTTTAATAATTTTCTTCTTTTCAGAAGTACCCTCAATTAATTTACTAAATTTTAAATCTTCCATAATAATAGTATATACACCTATCTCCGAAGAGATAGGCGTTGATGGGAGGGCTTGTCAGCAAGGAAGCCGACTATTTAAGTCTACACTTCCTCGCTGTCAGTTATCAACTTATTCTGGTTGTGGTGGAATAATATTTAATCCATTAGGTACTCCAAATAAAATTACATAAGCTTTGTATATATCAGACTGAGGAGTACCCATATCTTCTGATAACATTTTATTCCAAAGCTCAGAGTTTTCAGATATGAATAACAAATCTCTTTCTGTTTTTGTCATACCTTCTTTTTCTCTTTCTATGTAATTTATTTGTGGATCAGTCATACCCACTACTTCGTCAAAAAATCTTTTAACGAACATTTCTTTGAGCTCGTTTTCTATACGAGCAAAGTCTTCTAAAGGTCTCATTTAGTCTCCCTCTTTTGTCCTTCAGCTATGCCTTCATAAACTGCAGTAAAAATTAATTGTGGTTCTAAATTATTTTCTCTTAATAAATTAATTAACATTTTTTCTTCTACAGTCAAATCAGACATTATTATTCTTCTTCTTCCATTCTTGTAACAAGATCAATCAAATCCATTGCTTCATCTGATTCTATATTAGCTTTAGACATGATAACTCCAAGTATTTCTCTCCACTCATCTCTATCCATTTTATCGTCAGATAGCATGAACCCATTAGTTGGAAGACTAACTACTTTGTCTTGTAATTCTTCTTGAAAGATACTTCTACTTGCAACAACTTTTATATCTTCTTTCTCAAGTTGATCAATAAAAGTGTTTAGAGCAAACTCATCAGGAAACAAAGGAAGTTTATAAAAATCTTCTAGCATATTAGAAAACACTAGAACTTCTGCTTCTTTCCTTTTCTGAGCTTCTCTCTTTATTGACTTATAAGTTGTTTGGTTTTTATTAGAAGGTATTTCATACCTAATATTTATACCTGCGTCAGTTCCCTTACTTCCTAGAACACTTGCATAGTTATCAGCATTTCTATAGCTTGTTGCTCTACCAGGAGAACCAAGTGGTGTATAGATTACACTATATAGTCCTGCTTTGTAGGGCAACTGTTCATCTTCTTCTATATCATTATCGTCAAGATGAATAGGAAAAGAAGTGATAACAAAATCAACATCTTTAATTATGTTTCTCAACATAAAGACATACTTCTTAATTCTTGTTGACATTGCATAAAGAGTTTCCTCTTCTTCGTAGTCTTCCATATTTGGAGTAAGAATATTCATTAACAATATATTCTCTGGCTTTGTAAAGGAACCAAAAAGAAAAGTAGTTGGTATTGCAACGCTGTAGTCATCACAGTCATGGTCAACATGATCGTGAAGATTGTCATAACCTTCTGCTCTTCTAACAATCTCATAAGGAAAAAAGCTTTGGTTGTATATACCTTGTATATGCCTAGCAAACATATCTGAGTGAACAACAAGTTCTGAATTTACATATTGTTCTATCTCGTTTATATCTCTGCTATTTTCTGCATCGTTAAATTTATTCCACTTAACCATACCACTCTCTCTTTCCATATTGTTTGATTACTTCTTTTAAATTACCTTCAGAATATTTTTCATAAGTTTTCCAAACTTGTCTTTTCATATCGTCATTGAGTATCTTTAATTTACACATAGTTACATAAAGCTCTCCTTTAGATAATCTTGTTGGCTTAGTCCTTATATCAAATTCTGTAGGTGTCGCACTAATTCTTGTTTCACACTCTGGACACATTGCTTGAAAATGCCAGTTTCCATAATCATCTGAAAACCAACCTTTGTCGTTAAAATCACAACTTAATCCAGTTTGCTTACAAACACCAGTAGTTTGATTAGTGGATGTAGGTTGTCCACCTTTTCTAACTTTTGGTATATTGAGTTCTTTTAGTTTTGCAAGTATCATGCCACCATCTGGAGCTTTGCTTCTGCCCTGCTCATATATTTTTTGTATTGCATAAAAGACATCGCCTTTTGTGTAATCTTTAATATCTGAGTACATGACATCAATCTTTGTCATAGTCCATTTACTGGCATCATCCATTCTTAGCTGAAGCCATTGAACTATCTCATACCACTCGTCTAATGTAATGGTTTTAAAAGATCTGTTCTTCTCGTCAACATACTTTGGTGTATGACTTGCAATCTCAACGAGATCCATTTGCTCGTTAGGATTTACTTTTTCTAAATCACTCATATTTGATATATAGTTCTACAACGCTACCAATAGTGATAACTCTGCCATCGACTTTATCTGTCTTTGACTTCATATAAGTTAATGAGGATCTCATGCTTGCAGCACGCCTACGCCTCATTTGTGCAGATTCTATATCTTGTTGATACGAAAGGATCCACTTGCCTTTATTTTCTTTTGCAAGTTCTAGTGCCTCTTTCGTTATATAGTAATTTTTGTTACCCCTCTTATCTATTTTGTCAGGAAGTTCCTCGACTACTTTAGGTTTAAAAGGAATAACTTCGGTTCTTACTGGATTATAGTGAAACTTATCACTTGTCCAACTTTCCCATTTTTGTGTCATTATTCTCCTTTATCTTGTTTACATACCTTATCACATATCTAATCTTATGCAAACTTTGTTTTATATTTACATTATTTAGACTATCTACCTTATCAAAAGGTTACACAATATTTAAAAAAAATATACACCCCCCTATCTGCCTTATGTTAGGTCTAGTTCTATAGGTATAGTTAATTAGGTATAGTTAGTGTGATGATTCCTGCACCCCTAGGTGTGATGGATTCTGCACCCCTAGGTGTGATCTAAACTGCACACCCAACATTTAGTATGTTATGACTAAAACAGCACAAGATATAGTGTGTGCAAAAAACTGCACCATATAGAACCACTATATATAGTATGCCTCGCAATAAAGATACATTATGCAGCGTTAAGAAACATCTCGTAACTTGTAATACTCCCTTACTAGCCTTTATAATAAGAGTAAGACAATATGATCTAAGAGACATTCGTATCTCTCTTTGTTTGTACTCATAGTGTCCTCCTTTGTTGGCTAAGGGGATCTAGGAAACTAGGTCCCTTTTGCTTTTTCGGAAAGCTTTCAGATTCCCCTTGGGCATATCCTTATACACAGGGGGAAATACGCATATATGGCCTCAAACATGGATCAAAAAAATTTTTTTTCTCTTCTGTAATCTACTATTACACACAACGATCATTGTGTTGGCGGGTAACGCTAGTTATTTCGAGTATTGGATTTCGTGTACTTCTTCGTTAGCTTGCTCAAGTTGTTGTTGTTCCAGGAGTTGTTTCTGGAGTTCTTTGTTCCATCTTGGGTTGGCTCTTTCCAAATACCATGTTGCAGCTTGCCACACTCCATTGTTTGCAGCCTGTCTAACTGTGTTTAAAAATAAAGCTTCAGCTTTAGCTTTAGATTCGATTACCCTCTCTAAAAACTCTGAATAGATAGTTTTCTCTCCTCTATCTTGATCTGCTTTGCCTTTGGACAGCCAGTTATATATACTTGCAGAACTGACACCACTGAGATAAGCAGCTTGTTCAATGAAATGACCTGCAGTTAACCACTTGCAGATCTGTTGCATTTTGTCTTCGTTTAGTTTAATTGGTCTACCCATATCTATCTTTAATTATATCATAGGTTATTAGAGAAAGTCGAAATGTTACATTACATAAAAGTATGTAAAAAATTAAAAATAGAAGGACGATTCTGGAGCTAAAACGCTCCAGGAGGCAGCAAAGGGGTACCCCTAAAAAGAGAATTGGGAGCTCACAGGCTCCCACTTAATCCTCAAATTGTATCCCCATACAACAACATAAGTATAGATCTAGTTAAAAACTATGCTTGAAATATATTCTGTCATTTAAAAAGGTCATTGCCATTCGCAGGACTGTATAGGGAGACATATTAAAAATTTAGCGATTTTTCACAAGGACCAGGAGATTGTGAAAGATTGTGTATTTTTTCACAAGCTAAGATATAAAAAAACTGGAGGTATCCCCCCAGTCTTTTTATTATTAATTAATCTATAATCTTATAAGTAATCTTTATGTGTGTGTTTTCACTAATCATATCTTTTTCAAAATAATCTAAGCCATAAATTTTTCTTTGAAGATTAAAATAATTTAACTGAATATTTCTAATTAAATTATATTTACTAATTAAATAAGTTTTACTTTTAATTGTTTTCATAGTGAATACCTCCAATCAAGTTTATAACTTTTCATATCTTCAATATGGTTATGCACACTTTTAAAATGTTCTTTTATATCTGTATCAAATAATGAACTATATTCATTATTTGCAGAACTTTCTAACATATCCAAAAATATTTTAAAATCTTTCACTTTACCTTTGTATAAAATCATTTTTGATCCTTCCTTATTTTTGGAGGAGGAAAATTTTTCCTCCTCCAAAATGTTTAATTATCGTATCCTAAGGCTCCAGTAACTAGCTTGTATACTGCAGTGTTACCATTATGTTTTTTTGGGCAACTCTTAGCCTTATTTTCTATTATGTAGTCAAGCTGAAATATATTGCCTTCTACTTCTTTGTACTCAGCAAAATTATTTTCTTTGACTGCTTCGTCTAGCTCTTTCATTTCTTCGCAATTTCCTGCGTTGTAATGATTTGCTAATTTTCTAGTAGCTTCTTTTTTTTGCTCTAGTGTCTTTTCTGTAACTTCTAACATTTTTTATCCTCCTTATGTTTTAAGTTATACAACAAATATAATAAAGAAATCAAATAAAGTAAACTATATTTATTTTTTTTACCTTTAAAATCCTCAGTGTTTATAGGCTTTTTCAAAATTTTTTAAAAAATCTTAAAAAAATTGTAATTTTTTACCTCAAAAAGTGGCTAAGACTTTTAACCAAAAAAAAAGAAGAGTTAATTTAATAACTCTTCTTCTTCTTCAATTTCTTCTATTACTTCATTTACAACATTTATAAAATGTTCTAATAAACTAACCATTTATAACCTCTTTCTAAAAGTTACTTAAATATGCACTTTGAAATTTTGTATTATCAAAATTTTCATAGAACATATTTAAATTAGCACCAAATAATTGAGCTAACATATCCATTAAGTTTTTTTGAGCTAACAACTCAGAATTATTAAATTCATGTTCATTAGCTTCAATATTTCTATTCATTTCATTTAAAGTATCTACGATACTTTGAAAATCTTTTCTAGTCATTTTTTTTCCTCCTTA